CGTGCGTGCAAGCTCATACATGCAAGCTCCGTCTACAGGCGGCACCCAAGCCCCAGCGTGAAAAACATCTACCGGGTCTTTGCCGCTGAAAGTTGAGCCTGCAAAATAGTCGTACTTCTCGAAGTCGAGCATGTCCTTGGTGAGCTTCATCCGTCGCTCCCGGGCTCATCGGTCGGAGGCACGAAGTCATCCTCAGCTTGCGGCGCGGGCTCGTCCTCCTGCTTCAGCGCCGCCTTCATCGCCGCGACTCCGCGCACCGGCGCAAGCGGCGGGCTCTCGTCCTCCTCCTCCAACGGCACGTCCGCCGCGAGCGCCTTCAGCAGCTTCTCATCGCGCGTGCTGAGCCGGCTGTTGATGAGCCGACGCATCACGGACTTCTCTGCCATCTGCGCGAACCACCCATCCCACGCTGGGCTCTTGCCGCGGTTCGCCGATCGAGCTCGGTCGAGATACGCGCGGTCCACCACGATCTCCACCTCATCACCGCTCGGCAGCGTGGCCCACGCGTAGGCCCCCACGATCTCGTCGCGCGGGAGGTGCACCTCGTGCGTGATGCGGTCTTCAGCTCGCGGCGCCTTGGGGCGATACGAGAACGGTTCGCCCTTGCACACCACCTGCGCCGATATCTTGGTCGCCGCACCGCTCTCGATGGCGAGCCTCCGCAGGCCCTTCACCATCGGCTGAAACTGGCACTCGGCGCCGTAGGGGATGAGCGCCGCCTCCCCAAACGGTCCGCCCGGGATGAGTCCAGTCATCGCGCAGTCGAGCGCCGCTTGATAGACCGAGGCCGGGTGGCACTCGAGCAGCTTCGGCGTTTTGCGGCACGCCTGTAGTAGCGCTGCCTTGAAGAATGGGAAAGTCATGCTCCCTTGGAGCATCGTCTCCACTTCGGCTTGGCGCTTCTCGATGAGCGCCACCAGTTCCTCAGGTCCACGTTTCGCGATCTGTCGTCCCTGTTGCACCATAATGTCTCCCTATTTTAGGTCGCCGGAGCCGTAGCCGTCGCCGTCGCCGTAGCCGGAGCCGTAGCCGTCGCCGTAGCCGTCGCCGTCGCCGTCGCCGTAGCCGGAGCCGTAGCCGGAGCCGTAGCCGTAGCCGTAGCCGTAGCCGGAGCCGTAGCCGGAGCCGCAGCCGTAGCCGTAGCCGTAGCCGTAGCCGTAGCCGTAGCCGTCGCCGTAGCCGTAGCCGTCGCCGTAGCCGATCACGCCCACGGTGCAGACTCCCAGACGATGGCTGCCGCAGGGGACACCTCCGACACGCTCGTGATATCCCGAAGCTCGATGTCAGCGGGCGGACCAACCCTGCTTTTTCCGATCGGGCCCACGCTGGCGAGCCCAAGAAATCCTTTGCATTCGGCGTCCCAATAGATCGCGTTGCGCGCGCGGCGGAGCTTGATCGTCCTGCCGCTGGTCGATTGCGCGTAGCCGAAGAACACTCCCCGGTGCGCGGTGGTGACGAGCACCGGTCGCCCGAACCCGTTGTTGGTTTTGGTGGTTGCCTTCTTTTTCGTTGCCATCGTTCATCCTTCCTTGTCTTGTCTTGCCTGGCCTGGCCTCGCCGCGCCCAGCCCAGCCGCGCCATGATCCTTACTTATCCAGCCTGATCGTGAGCGAGCGCCCGCCCGCCCGCGTCTTGGTGTAGAGCCTGCTTGCCTCATCCAGCACGCCAGCGCTCGGGGCCACGTGCTCTGCCACCTTGCGCCAGTCGACGGCGACCGATGCGCTCCGGTTGCCGTAGTGGATGACGCCGCCGTCCAACTTGAGCCCGCGAGCTGAGCCGATGGAGAGCGCGAGCTTGTCCCGCAGGTTCTCGGCCTCAGCCTCAAGAGCGCACGCCCGCTGCGCCATCTCCTGTTCGTCGTCGGTCGCGTCGCGGTACGGTTCGAGGTCGTCTCCATGGACCGCATCGACATACTCACGCACCAGCTTCGACCCGTTCGATGGCGGCGGCTTCCTCGGGAGCACGTGCTCTTCCCAGAAGCGCTCGCAGCACGACGCGATCTCTCGGCCGAACTCGGGATCGTAGGTAACGTGATAGTCCTTGAAGGTCTCCGAGGACATCGAGAATACTACGATACGCCCACGCTCAAAGCTCGGGAAAAGAGGGCTCTTCATGAACCGAAGCGCCTCGAGATAGGTCATCATCTGGAGGGTCTCATACGCCTCCGCCTGGTCGGTCCCGCTCACGCCGTGGCGGTCAACGAACGCCCCCAGCTTCTTCACGTCAACCAGCTCGGGCTGACCGTTGCGCGTCCACCACCCGTCAGGCGTGATGCGTTGCCACTCGCGCCCCGGCACGTCGATGCTCTGGTCGCTCCATGCGCGCTGCTCGGCGCCGTACTCATCAGCCGCCCAGTCGAAGAGCACGCGCTCGAGGCGCTTGCCGGTCAGCATCGACCGCGTCTGCTGGCTCTTCATCTCGAGGCCGTGGCGCTTGGCGTCGATGGTGGCCCAGACGTCAAAGGCGGACTGATACGACGGCGCCGAGCCGAAGGCCTTGGGGTGGTAGAGCTGCATGATGGGAAGGACTGAGCTCCCGCCGATGCGCCCCAGGTTCAGCCGCGGGGTGATGTCGATGACCGCGCTCATTGCTCCGCCTTCCCGAGGCCTCGCGCCTCCGTGACTCCGTCCGATAGGTCTCCGACGTGCTGTGTGCAGGCGTAGACGACCGACGCCCCGTCGTTCGGCATCGGGCACACCTCGAGGCTCCACTCAGCCTCGGCCTCGCAGTCGACGTGATCGCAGGTCATGGCGTCACCCGCTTGAACGTCAGCGCCCAGACCCACGGGTTGGACGCCCACGCACCGGGGCCATTGATGCGATCCCATAGCGCGGAGTAGGCCCGCCGATAGCTGTCGTGCGGATACACATCCCGCTCGTAGGCCGCTTCGGCCTCGGTGATGCCTTCAGCTTTCGCGTCCTCATCGGTGATCTCGTGGAGCCGATGCACCCGCACATCGGTGATCTCGAGCGTGATGCGCGAGGCCCAACGGGGCATGAAGATCGATGGGCGCCAAGCCGCGTGATCCTTGTCGTAGTGATCCGCGCGGTATGCGACCGCGAAACGCTCGCGGATGTCGTCTTCGATCTCGCCCCGGATCGAGCCTCGATGCCAGTCGGTGAAGTCGAGGTGCGCGTGCAGGCCGAACGTCTCCTTTACCCAGAGTCGATCACCGGGCCGCCACCGCGGGTAGATTCGGTGTGATGTGTGCTCGCCGGGACGATAGCCGGGCAGCCCCGACGCGAGCGCATGAAGGCTGACGACGCCGGCCGGAGATCCCACCGCAGCGCCCTTCGTTTGAGCGCTGAAAGCCGTAGCTATGGACAGATCAAGCCCGCCCCACTTCGCGAGGCTGTTGCCGTCCCAGTCCAGGACGGAGTTCCCGCGACTCACCGCGCGCCGGGTCTGCGTCTTGGTGCCGGCGAGCAGCGCGCGCACCATGGGCGCGGAGAACAAGATCGGTCGTTCCTTCATTGAGTCAGTCCTCCGATGTCCTCTGGACGAAGTCGCGCACCATGTCGCGCTCCACCAGGGGCGCCGCGGGCGGGGGGACGAGGCTCTCCCGCGGCGCCCCCAGGACGCCCGTGTTCGGCATCGGGCACACCTCGAGCATCCAGTCCGCCAGCTTGCCGCAGTCGACATGGTCGCAGGTCATGGCTTACGCCTCGCGATGATGCTCGCTCTGGTTCGGAGGCTCGGAATGATCGAGTTCACGATGTGCTCTAAGATCGCCTCTCGGTCTTTGATCGTCTCGTTTGGGAGACCCGGTCGAGCCGCCACATCCCCCTCAAGCATGGTCGCCGCATATCGCCACGCTCTGGCCTTTAGTCTTGTTGACGCCTTCATCGGTCCGCTCCATCGGCCCAGAGCGGGCGCATCGCCTCGAGGTCGACCAGCGGCTCAGCCAGGACCGACCGAGCGAAGTCGCGCACCATGTCGCGCTCCACCAGGGGCGCCGCGGGCGGGGGGACGAGGCTCTCCCGCGGCGCCCCCAGGTAGAGGCCCGACCCCTCCCCGGCGGGCACCCGGGTGCGACCGCTCGGAACCGTAGACTCAGCCGGCTCGAACGGATGAGGGAATTCGCTATGCCTTTGTCGCGCGCTGGGCGGGGCCGCCATTCGCCCAACGCCGGGCGGTAGGCCGCTGGGGCCGTCAGGGGGCTCCGGCCCGTCCTCGGTGTAGCCAGCACAGCCAGACAGGTACGCCAGCCGCTCGGCTACCCGGGCCCGGACCATCGCCAGCACACGGACGCACTGCGTCATCTCCGGGACCAGCTCGAAGCCGGCATCAACGGCGGTCAGGTCGACCAGCGCGGACCCGACCGCGTCGGCGGCGTCGGCCAGGGCGCTCTCGGCGGCCTCGAAGCCGAGCCGGATGGCGGCCATCTCGGCCGCCGCATCGTCGTGGTCGCGCATGGCGGGGTCTTCGTGCTCTGGGTGGCTCATGCTCATGACTCGACCTCCTGGAGCGCGGCGCGGAGCTCGCACTCGGTGACCTCGGTGACTCGAATCGGGACCCACAGCACGACCTCGGCCGAGGTCTCGGGCGCCGACGGGATGTAAACGACGGTGGGGGTCATCGCCGCACCTCAACAACGCAGTCGCCGTCGGCGTTGGCGCACATGGCGGCACCGGCTGCGGACTCGATCGCGGCGAAGATCGCGCCGTCTGCGATCATCTCGGAGTGGTGGCGGCGGCAGATACACCCAGCCAGTGCCTCGACCATCGCGCGGAGGTGCGTGACCTCGTCTCCGGACGACGCGGCAATAGCTACGAGATCGGCCGGCGTGAGGCGCGTGTACAGGATGGGTGTGCTCATTGCGCCACCCCGAAACACAGAAACGTCTCAAGCCCGTCGACATCGACCGCGTAGATCTCGATCTTCCCGTCTAGGCGGCGAACCCAGACACGACCGTCCTTTTCCACCCTCTCACCCCACACGCGGCCTTGAACCCCGGGGAGGGGGTACAAATACGACGCGTAGTTGTGAACTATCGTCTCGGCGGTCTCGGTGTCGCTGTTCTCGGTGTCGCTGTTCTTCATGGTTCGAATATATGCGCATAGTTTTGCGCCGTCAAGTGCGGGATGCGCATTTATTTGACCCCCTGACCTTGGGCGCGTAGGCTTGGTCACATGGGAGCACCGAAGAAGCCCGAGGCCCTGGCCAAGAGCGCCCGCCTCAACACCACCATGAGCCCAGGCGAGCACGCCGAGATCTCCGCCGCTGGAGAGAGGGCCATGGCCCGAGGAGAGGCCGGATCCGTGAGCGACTGGGTTCGGCAGGTCCTGCTTGCCGCCGCGCGCGCAGACGCGCCGAAGCCACGCGGGCGCCGCACGAAGTCGTAGGCCGGTCATCGCCCCACCTGCTGCGCGATGTCGACCAGCACCGCCTGAAACTCGGGCGGCGTCGCAAGCGCGGCCTTCTTCCCGAGGCGCGGCCGAACCTGCCCCCGCGTGGCGTTGCCGCACCAGCTCACCCAATAGCGCGTGGTCTCGGCGTCGGGCTCGTGACCCCAGCGCAGCTCGGGCAGTAGTTCCGGCCGCACGCCGCAGACGTAGAGCCACGTCGCCTTCTTCGCCGCGTGCCCGTAGCGCCCCTGTTCGACGTGCGCCGAGTAGCCGCGGTCGAACAGCGAGCCTGCCCATCCCCCGTTCCGGCTCGGCTGCGGAAGCCCGAAGTGAGCCCAGGCATCGGACCAGGCGGGATGCTCTAGCACCCCCCCCCACCGACGCACGGCAGCCAGCGCTGCGGCGAAGCACCCCCCATCGTCACCGCGTCGGTGACCCCATCGCTTCTCGACCAGGCCGGCGAGGCGGCACCAGCGCGCGCACGGTGGGTGAGCGATGACGGGGTGCGGCCCGGCGTACAGCCGAGCGTCCCGCGCCTCATCCCAAGGGTCGAAGCCTGGCGCGAAGTACACGCCGCCGGGTTCGACGAAGAGCGCCGCGATCATCGCCCGGGCTCCGCCAGCTTCACCCGCGCGCGCTTCGGGGCTCGAATCACCCGCCGCAGAATCCACACCGCCATCGGCCGCGTCGGCGTCGAGTACGTGATGCCCGGAGGCGGGTCGCAGGAGAAGCGGCCTTCGATCGGCAGGCGGTAGGTGACGACGCCGCTGCCGTGCTGGAGGAGCTCCAGCTTGCGCCAGTAGCGCGTCGAAACATCGGCCAGCGTGAGGAGCCCCAGCGCCTCGAGGTTGCCGTCATCCACCTGTTCGAGTGCCGCGAAGACAAACTCACCCAGGCGCGAGAATGGCGGGTTGAGCCAGGCGCGGCCGTTGAATGAGCTCCATCGATCGATGGCCAGTGCGTCTATGTCTCGCGTGAAGAAGTTTGATGCGACGCTGTTGTCGCGGTCGGCAGCGACATCGAGCCCGAACGGCCCACCGCAGTACGACGCAGCGACATCGACCAGCCACCGCGGGGTGCGGCCGCAGTCGCGCGGGTTCTCTGGCGGGTCCGCCGGCACCACCGCCTGCGCCTTGCCGTTGCGGACCCGTCTCCCCGTGCGGAGTTCTTCCTTCGTGCTCATCTCGCCTCCAGTCGGGCCAGCGCCCGCTCTCCGGCTTCGAGGACTTCCCGAAGCGTCACCCTGATTTGCTCGCACCGCTTCAGATCGAGCGGCGCATCCCGGTCGATCATCAGCTGCCACTCCATGAGGAGGTCCTCGACCTCCGCCCAGGACTCCTCGAAGGCAGCGCCGGTCATCGGTCGTACTCCGGCGCCGCGTTGTCGAAGCGGACCATCTCCGCCGTCCACCGAAGCCGGACCGTTCCGATGGGCCCGTGGCGGTGCTTCCGGATGATCACCTCGGTGGTCGTTTGGTCCGCGCTCTCGTCGTAGGCTCCATCCCGGTAGAGCATCAGGACCGCGTCCGCCGCCTGCTCGAGCTGGCCCGACTCGCGGAGGTCGGCGAGCAGCGGGCGCTTGTCCTCGCGCTTCTCGACGTCGCGGTTCAGCTGCGCCAGCGCGAGCACCGGAACACCGAGGTCCTTGGCGATCGCCTTCAGGCCCTCGGCGATCTCCGCCACCTCCTGCTCCCGCGGTGCCTTGGCCCGGAGTGAGCCCCTGGCCAGCTGGGCGTAGTCGACCACCACCAGCCCCAGCGGGCTGTCCGAATGCAGCGCGCGGGCGGTGGCCGCGATCTCGGCGATCGGGATGGAGCTCCGGTCGTCGACGATGATGGTCGCGTCGGATAGGTGACCGAGCGCCCGGGCGGCCCTGGACCACTCGGCATCGTCGAGCCGGCCGGCGCTGATGTGCTCGCTGTCGATCCTGCCCTCGGCGGAGAGGATTCGGTCCGCCAGCTCGTCGGCCGGCATCTCGAGCGAGAACATCACGGCGCGGGCGCGCTGCCGGACCGTCACGTTCGAGACCATGTTGACCGCCAGCGCCGTCTTGCCCATCGCCGGGCGGGCGGCGAGCAGGTAGAGGCTCCCCGGCCGCAGGCCGTTCAGCGCGCGGTCGAGGTCGGGGAATCCGGTGCTGAGCCCGCGCAGGGCACCGCCGGCTTGGCGCGCCTGCTCGAGCCGGTCGAACGCCCGCTTCGCCAGGTCGGCGCCGGTGTGGAGCCGCCTCGAGGTCCCGCGCTTGTCGATGGCGTCCAGCTGGGCGCGCAGCGCGCTCACCGCGGAGGTCCCGTCCTCGGCCTCTTGGACGACCCTGCGGACGTCGATCTCCGCGACGGCCCGCAGCGCGGAGATCGACCGGAGCTGGGTGACGAAGTGCTCGGCGTTGTTCGGGCTCGCCGACGTCTGCGCGAGCTCGAAGAGCTGGTCCGCGATCGAGGCCCCGCCCCGAGCCGCCTCCGACAGCACCGCCCGGGTCTCGATCCGGGCGCGCTGGTGGACCAGCCGAAGCATCGCCGCGAAGGCCGCCCGGTGGACCGGTAGGTCGAAGTCCTCCTCGCACAGGGTCGGGACCAGGTGGTCCTTCGATCCCCGCCCGCGGAGGACGGCGCCGAGCACCGAGGCCTCGAGTTGGTGGTCTACGAGGTGCTTCATGCGCGGCCATCCGTCTGGGGTTCATCCGATGCTCGGGCGAGGTACTTGGCCGTCGGGGCGGCGATCCGCAGGACGCCCTGGACGGGCATCTCGTGGGCCGAACCGGTGAAGTCGCGCCCCTGGGGCGGGCGGGGGCCCGATGGCGCAACGGCGGCCCCGCCTTGGCGCAACGGAGGGGGTTCGTTCTGGGCCCTGGCCAGCCAGACCGTCGCCAGCCACGACGCCGCCCTGGCCGCCGTCTTTCGCTTCTTCGGGTTTGCCTCGCTCCAGGCGACCGCGGTGCGGATGACCGACAGGACGTTCACGCCCGGGTACAGTTCCGACCACCGGTCGACCTGCGCCTGGGTGACGGCGAAGGCCTTCCCACCGGCGCACGGGAGCGTGATCACCGCGGGCTCCGGCGGCGCTCCCCCCACTCCCCCCTCAGAAGAGATCTGAGAGAGAGAAAGAGAAGGAGAGACCGGCGTATTCGAACCGGACTCGTACGGTACGGAATGCGTACGCGTACGGGACTTTTTGCGTGCCTCTTTGTCTCTGTTCTTCCTAGACCTTACAGCCTCTTTCCAGCCCTTCGCGTAGTCCATCCAGTCGTGAAGCAGCAGCCGATCGCCTTCACGGTCGAGCAAACGCACTTCGATCAGCGCAGAAATTAGTGCGTTCGGATCCCCTGTCCACGCGAGCCCGCGCGCGATCGATGCCGGTGGGTGTTTGGACAGGTCGCCGGACGGCTCCCACTGGATCGTCCAGCCCCAGAGCCCGAGGGCGATGCCTCGCGCCTCCAGTTCCGAGATGCCCAGCAGGCCCTCGAGGGCGACGATCTTGGGGTGGCATTGAGCGCCACCGTGAAGCTGGCTCCAGCTCATACAGACATCTCCCAGCGCAACTTCTCCTGGAGCGGGTGGGTATCGACACGGGCTCGGCTGGGGCGGCTCCAGGTTCCGCCGGCCGTCTCTCCGATGGTTCGCCACCCAGCAGCGCGCAGCGACGCCCCGCCTTCTTCTGCGAGCGTGTACGTCACCAGCTTTTGTCCGCCCATCGCGCGCCAAGCTCGCCAGGCGGCGGCATAGAGCATCGAGCAAGCGTTGGGGGTCCCGATGGTGCAGAGACGCGTGACCTCTGCGGTGAACGGGTCCGCGGCGAGCATGCGGGAGACTGGGCGCCCGACGATCACCACCCCGACGGGCTCGATCTCGTCCAAGCCAGAACATTCGACGGCGGCGGCGATCGCAAAAAGACCGCCTTGCGGGGCCGCGTGATGACGGTGGTACCTAGCCACAAACGCGCGCGCCTCCCGCAGCGTTATGGGTGAGAGATAGAGCGTGCTCACCGCTCGCCCCCGATCTCCGCCAGTCCGCGCGCGGTGATGAGCAGCGGGCGCCCGCGGTACTCGCGCTCACCCACCTGGATGAGCCCCTTGGCCTCGAGCCTGTTCGCAACGGTCGTGATGCCGCTCTGGTTCTTGCCGAGCTTGCGCGCCGCCTCGGCCGCGCTCAGGCCGGGCTCGCTGGCGAGGAGTTCGAGCAGGTCCCGTGCGCCGCCTCGAACGAGTGTGCGTGGGTCAGGCGGCGGCTCGGCCATCAGCGCCTTGCCCGCGTCGGTGATGAGCCACAGTGGCAGCTCGTCATGCTCGCCAGCCTTCTGGATGTGCCCCTCGCGGCGGAGCTGAAAGAGGCGGTGGTGAACGCTATTGGTTGGTCGGCCCAGGCGCGCCGAGATCTCCTGGAGCGTGCGCGCGGTGGTGCACTGAGCCAGCACCTGGGCGCGAGAGACGGGGGAGCGGATGGTGTGGCTCATTCTACCTCCAAGATGCGGATGGTTGCGTGTGGCTCTTCTCCGCGCGCGGCGTAGAACTTCTCGGCGCGCAGCTCCACGACCTGGCCATCGTCGAAGTGGCGCGATAGGCCGTCGATCGCCGACTTGATGATGTTGTCGAGGTCTGGACGCTTGTCGTGAGGCGTGCGGCCCTCGGCCTTGATCCGCTGCGGCCGAGCGAAAACCGCGACTATCTCCACCCGCAGCGGGCCGGTCATCACCCAGTGACCCTTTGCCAACGCAACGGCGGCGATGGTCGCTTCATAGGCGCGGGTCTTCTCCGGCGTGATGCCGCGCGGCTTGCCGTTGCGGGTCGTGATTCTAGGCCTTCCCTTCGGCACAGGCTGGCCGGGGATGTAGAGCGAGACGGCACTCTGGCTCATGGCGTCACCCGCTTGAACGTCAGCGCCCATACCCACGGGTTGGCGAACCACGACTCGTCGCCGTTGATGCTCCTCCAAAGGCGCTCGAAGGCCTTGATGGGGCTCGACGCATCAAACGATGCGACGGTGGCTGTCCCTCCAGGCGGCAGGGGGCGAGCCGGGCATCCCTCGGCTACCGCGTCATCATCCGAGATCTCGTGAAGCCGCTGGATCCGCACCTCGGTGATCTCGAGCGTGATGCGCGAGGCCCGCCTTGACATGTAGATCGACGGGCGCCACTGCCCTGGAGCCTCGGGCTCGTCGACATCTGCGCGATAGTGGACGCTGTCCCGCCGCGCCTCCTCAACGGAAGAAGGGGAGACACGCCATGTCTCCTTCACCCAAAGTCGACCACCGGGCGCGCCGTAGGGGCAGAGAGCAAGAAAGTCAGCGTGCGTGTAGTCGCCCCAGACGCCGTTCTTTCCGCGCATCGACCAGACGCAGTCCTTATACCAGGGGTCTCCGGGCGGTCGGTAGTTGATCACCTCCATCCCCGCGGCTTGCATGTTCTTCGCTGGCGACTTCACCAAGCGCCGCGTCTGCGTCTTGGTGCCGGCGAGCAGCGCGCGCACCATCGGCGCAGAGAACAAGATCGGTCGCTCCTTCATCGGTGGCTCTCCAGCCCAGAGATCGGGCACGTGCGGACCGCGACGCGGGAGAGGTCGCGCGGGGGCTCTGGGTAGATCGGATCGATCTCCGTCAGAGCATCGAGCGACGCTGTGCCGCGCGTGCTGTCGACGCGAACAACAAGCGCATTGCCGCAATCATCACAGACAACCTCGTCGCCTTCGATAAAGATCGAGTGCAGCCCCGACGGGAGACTCATCTCACCGAGGATGTCCGCGGCTACTTTGCGTGAGTACCCGCGGATCGCCGACGCGCCGCATATGGGGCACTCGAGCCACTCACGACAGCATCGGCAGCGCGGTCGGGTTCGATCGCGATACTCTTGCATGGTCTCGCTCATAGCCCCCCCAGATCTGCCCAGACCCACAGGACCGCGGCGCAAGCGATGACGGTGATGACGAGCATGATCATTTGACCGCCTCGAATTCGCCCTTGGCGTTCAGCTGGTACGTCACGCCTGGCCTGAGCGGCTCTTTGGCTCCGACGTCTCCAGAGCGGAGGCGCCAACGCGATGCATCGCCATCCCACCACCGGATGGAGATCGATCCGCCCTCGCCCGCGGTGGCGGTGCCGTAGTGGCCCGCGGTGACGGTGCCGTAGTCGCCCGCGGTGGCGGTGCCGTAGTGGCCCGCGGTGACGGTGCCGTAGTCGCCCGCGGTGGCGGTGCCGCTGTCGCCCGCGGTGGCGGTGCCGCTGTCGCCCGCGGTGGCGGTGCCGCTGTGGCCCGCGGTGGCGGTGCCGTAGTGGCCCGCGGTGGCGGTGCCGCTGTCGCCCGCGGTGGCGGTGCCGTAGTCGCCCGCGGTGGCGGTGCCTCTGTCGCCCGCGGTGACGGTGCCGTAGTAGCCCGCGGTGGCGGTGCCGTAGTAGCCCGCGGTGGCGGTGCCGCTGTCGCCCGCGGTGGCGGTGCCGTAGTCGCCCGCGGTGGCGGTGCCGCTGTCGCCCGCGGTGGCGGTGCCTCTGTCGCCCGCGGTGGCGGTGCCGTAGTGGCCCGCGGTGGCGGTGCCGTAGTGGCCCGCGGTGACGGTGCCGTAGTCGCCCGCGGTGGCGGTGCCGCTGTCGCCCGCGGTGGCGGTGCCGTAGTGGCCCGCGGTGGCGGTGCCGTAGTGGCCCGCGGTGGCGGTGCCTCTGTCGCCCGCGGTGGCGGTGCCGCTGTCGCCCGCGGTGGCGGTGCCAAATAGCGCAGCCGTTCCCGCCGGAGCGTGCGCCGAGATGATTTTGACCGCCTCATCGCGGGCGCCGACGAAGACGACGCGGCACCGGCGGCATTTGATCTTGCCTCCGCCCGACTCCGTGACCTCGACCATATCCGCGACCGCGATCTCCAGGACGTACCAGAGCGAGTCCGGCGACAGCCACATGGTCTTAGATGCTGCGCGGATGTCGCCCGCGCCCCAGAGCCAGCCGTGCAGGCCGAAGCCGCAGCCTGGCGACGGGTCCCAGGATTTCGGCTCGGCGTAGCCGCCAGCCTTGGTGGGCCAGCAGAATCCGTCCCAGCTCACGCCGCCGGCAGCGCAGACACGGAGCGCGAGCACATGGCCGGGCGGCACCGCGTACGGCGCCGACTTCGCTTTGCGCGGGCGGGCGGACTTTTTGGTGGCGGGCTTCTTGGCGCGGGTCATGGCCGCCCCCAGCACACGACGATGGTGGCGGCGAGAATCAGCAGCGACAGCGCGAGCACGCACATGCTCGCGACCGCGGACCAGGTCGGGGCCCAGCGCCCGCGCGGGAGATCGATGACCGTGGTGACTCGCGGCGGCACGCCG